ACTGATCATAATCATTTATGATCTCCGCCAAGCGTTGAAACTCAGCGGAGACCCATTCGTCAATTTCTGACATTTACTTCTTAGCTCTTCCAGTATCATCTAAGGGTGATTCATCAGCATATACAGCCTGAGAAATAACACGAGATGTTGTTGCGTTTTCAGTACCTCCCTTAAGTGCTCTATTATAGTTATCCTTTGCTACATCAGGATGTAGATGAGTTCCGCTGGGAATCTGCTTAGCACCAGAATCCCTATAAACCTCTACATTAGGATTCTCATCTACTGCATCTGGAATCTCACTGTTGATATTATACCTTGCAGCAGACTCTTCCGGAGTCTCAGATGCTAACTCGGCAGGAGTCTTATTAAGCATATCAGACAACGAGGGAGATTCTGACTTTTTAGGAGTTGGAGTCATTACAAGCCCTTCTGTTGTAAATAAAGAACAGGGTGGTCGCAATTTCTACAACTACGACCACACCCATTCTCACCTGTCGTGCGTTTCCTTATTACTACACATACATCCATCAATAGGATTCCAAGAATAGCAAATGGAAGACACGCCTGCTTTGTGCTTACAAGGGTGATTAAAAAAGCCTTCTTGTTCACAACCGCAACGATCTGGATTATGCCAATAAGGAACGGACTTTCTACATTCGTCACAAACTAGATAAGGATTAGCGAACCCCACAAGTACATGAGTTCTAGTATGCGTCCTGGTAATAGCCATTTAGTGATTAATCTTTTCCGCATAAATAGTAACAGCAGCAGTATCTGAAGCCCCTGTGGCTAATCTTAACGCAACATTAATACCCGATGTATAATTAGTAATGTCTACAACAAATGGTCCAAAATTAACAGTATCACCAGCCCCTCCTGCTATAACAAGAGCAGGAGTCATGGGACTTGTAAATTTCAAACCATCTGCAAGACTATGTCTTCCATGACCCCATACCTTATATCTACCAGGTCCAGGGGCATTTATAAGAGCAACAAGTGTATCTGCAGCTTGACTATTCCCTAAAACTCCTGATGCAAATAGAGTAATATCTTGACGCATAATTATGCCTCAGTAATGCTAGTCATAAGTCCGTGAGAATTACGACGGTGAGTACCAAGCTGGCAGTACTTGAAAAGACGAGCACGATATGCATCATACTCACCTGAAGAATCAATAAGACGCTGCCAATTAGATCCATCACGATTCATGAAAGACCAATCACCAGCCTGATAAAGTTTAATTTCCTTTTCATTCATAAAGTAAAGACGACCAGGCTGGCAATCAAAATCAGCAACAATCGGAATCTCACCATAGTCCGTAGTAAAAGCAATACCTTTGAAACCACCGGTAAATTCAGTAGTATTTACATAACGTCGCTGCTGTTCAAGAAGATTAGCATAAGCACGACGAACACCTAAAGAACAAAAACCAACAGTAGTAGTACCACCACGAGTACGAATCTTATCAACAAGATTAATCATTCGACCTTCGGAAATAGCACCTGCGGTCGAATCCATATTACCAGTCCACACAGAATGCGTAATATTATAAAGAGCACCGCCACCAGTACCAAGAGCATTAGTATCGGTAATACCAGCAACCATCTGCTGAAAACCGACAGTTTCTTTACCCCTAGAACCGGTACGTGTAATAAAGTCACCAACTGCTACTGCGGTAACAGATGTTCCAAATGTAATAGTATAAACACCAGCAGATTCAGTAATGTCAGTAATTTCAACATTAGCATTATTTAAAACAGGCGTAGTGTTGGTATCAGTAGCATCATAGACATCAACAAACATACCAATTTCAGCATACATAATTGCGTTAGCAGCAGTAACTAAAGTAGTCGTGGTACCAGAGGCTGCAACTGCCAAAATACCAGTAGTAGTACCGTAAGTTTGGCGGTTAGTGTCTTTCTTAAGACCCTCCCGCATTCCTTCCATTTCCTGATCTAAAACACTCGCAAAAGCCTGAGCATTACTCTCAGCTAATTCAAAAGTCTGACCAGAAAGCTGAATAGCACCATAAAGATAAGCAAGCTTCAACTGCGAAGAACGGTAATCCTGAGTCTTCGGATTAGGAAGTGCTTCCATTTCATTACGAGCACCAATACCATGATTACGCTTAACTCGCACAGCAAACCGAACATACTTACCACCGATAGCGTCAGATTCAACACCTTCGGAAGTCTTCTGAATACGAGAAAGAGTAACAATCTGAGACTGAAGCTGATCCCTAACCCGAGGCTCATACACCTCTTTAAGAATGTTATCAGCAGTTGTCATCGTGGTAGTAATAGCTACTGCCCTCCAAATAAAAGTACTTACAGATAAAAATTATAAATTAAACGATGGCAACTGCGTTGAGGATATACCTCAATAGTACTTATGGCTTCTTCTGCTCTAGCATTGCATGTTGCATCATCTGAGCAACTAGATTCTTAGTACCCATATTATCCAACTGCGTAACATCCAACTTACGTTGGGGAACTACTCCCCCACCACCAATAACCATCGGAGAAGGACGTGTCTTCCGAAGTTCAGAAATTTTATTAGCATATTCTTGAAAAGCTTGTTCGGCAGTCATTTCCTTATGTACCATGCGCATAAGAATTTCTTCTTCATCAAAATCACCGTATTTACTTCTTAAACTACTCAACTCTTTTTCAAGTGCAGCTTCTTGCTCCGCAAGTTGCTGTTCCTGAGTAGTCTGATGACGCTGTGCCAATGCAATTTGAGCAAGAGTATCAATTTGCTGCTGCATTGTCTGGATACGAGGATCTTCCTCCATTTCTTTTTCCAAAGTCTTTACAGCAGCTTTTGCTTCCTGTGGCGTAAGTCCTAAATGCTGTCCAATAGCATCATAAATTTCACGAGGCTTATTTTCAATAAGGGAAAAAACACCAAGAGCAGTGCTGATATGATCAGGAGTAATTCCAGACCTATGAAAGTCTTCGTAACTCTTGAGAGGTTCGTAAGCAGAAATACGCTCTTTAATCCTAGGAGCTAATTCAGCTCGTTTATCTTCGGGAAGTGCACCGACAATATCGTTCCACTCTGATCCTAAACCATCAAAAAGTGGCATATCTCCCGGAGGAGTGGGCTGTCCCATTTATTTTCCTGCCTTCAACTTCTGTAGCCTACGCCGAATAGCCATTTTCTTTTTATCTTCAGCACTCATATCTGTAATAGACTGTTGTTTAGGAGTTATACTTCTATAATCATTAGTCTCAGATTCTCGATCATCAGGAGTACTATCGTTATTTTTGTAATAATCAGTATATCCTATTGCTCGACCTTTACCATAGGCCATTATAGAGAACCTGGATCATCAGAAATTCGTAACTGATAGTCTTTATCATTCTCAGTCAACCTAGCAACGTAAGCAGCAGAAAAACCTAATTCAACAAGTCGTCGATCTTTTTCACCAGTACTGTACACATTAGAGTATCCAACCAGTTTCATAGTATCTCCAGAAACTGGAGCCACAGCTGCAGCAGGAGTAAATGTAACCGTTGTACTTCCTGCAACAGCAACAGCCGTAACTCTAAAAACTGTTTCTTCTTTTAAAGTTCCAGTAGTTACGTTAAAGAGTTTAAATTCTTCTCCGATACGTACAACATTTGTAGGAGTTGCAGGAGCAGCATTAGCACCCACAATTGTAGTAGTTGTACCTGTAGCATTTGCAGTAAAAATTACTGGTCCAGCAACTACACGAGATTCAAAATCATCTCTAAATTTACGTCGTTTATCTACATATCCAGCAGGCATAACACTGCCGATTTGATGTGTCACTACATCATTCCTTCCTGTGAGGACTCTCCTTCTAATTCAGGCATAGGTACCGGACCTGTACTTCCTCCCTCTCCTTCTTCCATTTCATCCATAGCTGCTTCTTCATCTTCAGGAGCAGGAGCATTAGGATTACTAGGATCTAAACCAGTCAAGGGATGTACCATCATTCCGGCTAAGGCTTCTTGATGCTGTCTAACATGTTCTTCAAAAAGTGCTTTTGTTGTTGGTGAGGCATTTTCAAAACTCTGACTCTTCCGATAATTATTGTGTACTTCAATATGTAACTGATGATTATCATAAGTATGGACAGGAATGAGCAGAGGGGGTTCTAGGTTCAGACCAGAATCGATATCCTTTTTAATTTCAGAAGGTTGACTATTTATCCACATTTCTGTATGTTCTTTAACATCCTGATCTGTAATGACTCGCATCTTAAGATTTTCACGTTGTGCCTGTCGTTTATCGATTTGAATTTCTTCATAAAGTCTATTAAGTCCACCAACCTCCATAAGTTCAAGACCCTTATCTGGAGGAATGAAGCCCATCTTCATAAGATCCATAATAAATGCTTGTTTAGCTGCTCTAGAAGTAGGTAGTGCACTTCCAGATTCAACTCTAATATCAGCGTTACCTCTCAGATCTGCACCTTTAAATGTTTGAACATCAAAAGTACCTTCAATACCCACAATTTTAATTGTTCGAGGCTCATCCCAATACATCTTAACATAGTTAAGAGATTGTCCTGCAACTTTTTCGATAGCCTCTTCAATTGAAGTATAGTGATTGGCAATAAGACTTTCATCTTGTTCTTGCAAAAAGCTAATAGCAGTAGCAGCTGTTACTCCCGGAGGAGTACTGCCATTACTAACTTCATGCTGCCCACTTAAATCTGAAATATCTGTATATAAACGGTCAATCTCTTGTGTAACATAACTAGGAATATTCTGTAAAGGCAGCGGCTGTGGCGGATCAAATCCAAGAGCATATTGAATAACTTGACCTGGTTCGGTTGTAATAGCTCTAGGTTCAACAGCACCTTTTTGAGCCACTAACTGTGGCTTACTCATTCTATTCTTTGATTCAATTAATTGACTACGTGATCGATTAAGTTCCTTTTGTAACGGGATCAAGTCTTCAATAATAGATGCAGTATAAAATTTTCCTGTAGGAATAGAATCTAGTTTAGCAATAGGATACTGCCCATGATCGTAAGGCCAGCTATCCATACCTTGTACTAATTTATTAGCAGCAACAGTAAACATACCACCATTAGGTAATTCAGGAAGATAACCTGGCTTAACCCAAATTTCAAGAATAATAGATTGATCTTTTTTACTGTTATTGCGACTAACACCCATTACAGTCTGCAAACCTTCATCTACAGACTCTAATTTATTACTATCTCCATCAATTCCTAAATTCTGTCTAATCCACGAATTATTTCTAACTTGTGCATGAATAATATAAGGTTGATCTTCAATCTCAGAACACATTAAATCTGGAACAAAAATGTGAAAAGGAGTCACACTATGAATGCAGATATCTCCAGGCATATCTGAATCTGGATCAATCTTGGTAGAATCCCAGTATGTTTTAATAAATCCCGTACCTGCTACTGCTTGCCAAAAAACCGCATCTCTTAGTGTTTTATTAAATTTCAATCTTCGCCACAGGGAATCCCAAATCTGCTCTCCTGCTTGCGCGGCAAATACATCGGCATCTTCGGTTGAAGAGGGCACTACAAATGCATTGGGCTTCTGAGCTGTCAAACGAGCAATTTCTTTACGGATGGTTCGACGAATTTGATTGATTACAATTCTAACTTTATAATAAGGAGCATTGGGAACATAAAGATCAAAAGGTCCACCACTTTGAGTCTGTCTAAATTGCACATACTGATTACCAGACAAGAAAGCATAATTTAAATACCATTGCCGTTCCTGCATGGTTCTATCATTTTGACACTGATGAAACCATTGCATTCCGATAGCAGCTAATCTTTCACGCTGCTTATCCGCATCTCTACTTTCTTCTGTAAAGAACCCTGTACTAGTCAAACCCATAGGATTGTCAGGATATGTCATTGTAACCCTGCACTAAAACCAAAATCAGTCATAGAATACTGTTTAATCTCTTCATCAGTCAATACGCGTATATGATTAGGATTAGTATCTAATTTTTCAAGTCGTTCAGCTTCCGTTTCATCATCCCGAGAAATATATTCAGAATCAGGAATCGGATTCGAGGAGGCTTGCAAGGCTAGGAAGGTTTTCAGATCCGGAGCTTGAAGTCGGTTTAGTAGCTCGCTGATGTGTTTTTGTTGCTTCTCTGTTAACTCTAGTAGATCCTTCGTCATTGGGTTTTGTCGTGTCAGTGCCCACATCAGCGCTAGCACTAACGCCAGAATTACTCCTAAGAGAATATAAATTAGCATAATACTTTTCAAACTCCTCAAAGAGTCTTACCGTATTGTTGTGTAAATCTACCCCCTGCTCTCGCAGAATTTGAATTGAGATAATATCAGCTAGCGCATTCTGTAATTTGGTCTGTAATTCTTCAAATAATCCCATATTAAGAGCAATATCTTTTAAGCAAATGCCACAAATAAAAACGATTCCATACCAATCAACTTCTAAACCAAAATCAATATACTTTCGTCCATCATTCTTAGCTGATCCGCAGTTGGCGCATTTCCCAGGCTTTAAATCTGGAACAGCTAAAATGCGATATTTACTCATTCGTAACATCTCCAAATAATCAGGATCATACTCTGTTGGCAATCTGCCATACTTCTGGACAAACATGTCAAAGATACTAGTATCTTTCACGGAATTTCTCCAAAAGCTAAATCTGATCTATTTGATTGATAAAATCCTGCATCCACTTCCCAAGGGAAGTCTTTTCTATTAATTAATGTCTGACTTATACCCTGGGTGATTCCCTTATCTTCGGGACCCAGATAAGGCATTAAATTAAAGAAATAACCACATCCATCCATAGCATGGTCATTCTTCTTATTAGGTTCTTCTCTAACATTATTTCGATCAGCAATTTTTGGTGAATTGTAGATTTTAAAAGCATAACCTTTAGCTTCTTTAATAGTGTTGATACAATCCTCAGTTATATGCCACATATCATATTTTAAGTATTCATTCATTTTATTAATACGAGCAGTGACATCCTTCTTACCTTGCATAAGAGGAATGCCTAAACGCCTATACTCAGATAGAGCAGAAGTCCCAGTAATCGCATTTTTCTGACTCATTGAAGGATCACCAATATAGAGCTGTGGCTCTCTTCCAATCTCTGCATTAATCTGCTTGATTCTATTTACATGTTGACTAATAACCCATTTGTTTTTATAGTGTTCTCTAAAAGTAACTACTTGTTTCTTAGGCGATACTGCGTGCCAATTAATAGCAGTAGGAGCATTATATCCGTGATCAATAGACACATAAATAGTCCATGATTCTGGAATAAGATTACCTCTAGCAATAACGTGTCTTTTAATATCAAATTCCTTGAGTACCAATCCGCCCTTGGGTACAAAAATACCTTGACGACGGACTTTCTTTTCATCCTCGTCAAGGTCATCATCAAGTAACTCAAGAGCTATTTTATTCAGATGTGGATTATCTTTAATGTCAACTTCGAACATGTCAACATTCTTTGCTGCTGTTGCAATATACCTATCAAAAATCCAATCTTGACCTTCAACAGGAGTCATGGTCATGTACCAAACACCGTTGTAGTCAATTAGGCGCAAACGGCACTCGTTAAAAATTGCTTGGGGAGGCTCCTCGTCAAACCAGCACCAGTGTAATGGAACACCTGCAAAAGACTCAACTTCTTGTTGATGCGTCTTTAGTTCAATTGTAGAACCATTACGTAATGTTACTAACTTATCATTTCTGCTATAGCTATCTTCCCAAGATCCGTTCTTTAGTTCACTTGGAGGAATCCACTGCTTTAGTAAAGGAATAATAATCTGATTAATACCTGCTTCTCTATCAACAGTTACAATTCTACCTCTAGTAGGAACCTCATGTGTGTTTAAAAACGGATGTCTACCTGTAGCTCTCCAAACGCTTTCTACTGTACCGGCAACAGATTTCCCAGAACGGTTACCACCTCTAAGAATTCTGCCAACCTTAGTAGTTTTGTGAAAACTTTCATGTACGGAAGAATTAGGAATGTAACTAAGTACGTTGGGCTTCTTAGCAGCCACAGAGAGGGAACTTGCTAGTTGCTCAAGAAAATCATTCATTACTAAGTACCAAGACCTAGCGCTCTCAGTGCATCAATAACAGATTGCATTTGAGCTTGAGAATAAGTAGCATTAGCAGTTGTAGGAAAGGCAGGATTAATACCCTTTCCTATCTTCTTAGAATTTTTTCCATTATGATTATGATCGCCCGGACTACTCTGATTATGCTGAATACCCAATGTGTGATGTTGAGAAGTGACTGCACCATCAACATCAGAATTTGAATGAAATTTATTAACTTCAGCTGAAGAAGGTGTCGGCTGAGTCATTTAAGGAACTCTCTGTACTCGTGCATTCCAAGAAACGCCATCATTAATTGCCCACGTAATATATCCTGCGCTTCTTAATTCTCTGTTAGCTGAGCCTGAATTCATCCGAATCCCAAACTGTAGTTTATTTAATCCACGTAAATGAACAGTAAGAGGTAGCCTGCCTGCGTTTGAATCTGCATCAAATGTAGTTCCAGTACCTACGATAGGAGAAAAATCAAATCCACTACTTGCGCCCAATGTATTATTTACAGTAAAAGGAAGAGCTAACGTATAAATACCTGAACCTACATCAATGCCGGCGGTTCCATAGCGAAACTCACCCCACATATAGATCTGATCAAAAATCCTATAAAAGAAACCACGATTAAATCCTCCTGTACCTAATACAGGATTACCTGTGGTTCCTTCTAAAATAGGAGTAAAAGTCTGTAATGGATGTGACGTTAAACAAGGTCCAGCATATGCATCAATAGTATCACAATTTACTGCATTCTGTCCCGGGAAATCCTTTATAAAATTTGACCCGGAAGGTGTAATCAATGAGATAGTCATCATGCATCCGATGTAGGATAGATACAGTATCCAGATAATCTATCATTTTGAGCCACAGCGAAGGGAGTATTGTCTCTCCAGAAGTTACCATCATGCTTTCTGAAAACCAGCAAATTTGTACTTGGCTGATAAAGAACTACAAGATTAGAACTCGTTGCAACCGCATCGTTATCGTGTAAATAAGCCTTACCTACAGCCATGGTATCATTAATAGTTCCAAACTCAGTAGGCACTGTGGCAGGTACAGCTATTCGATATAAACCAGAACCTGCTGCAAATCCTGCACCACCTGTAAAAATTTGAAAGTAAGCTAACACCATTCTAGGAAAAAGTCTAATAAATTTACCTGATACACTACCTCCAGATCCTAAAGTAGGATTGGTAGTGTCTGCTGTCCAAGTAGGAGTCCAGGTATGAGTATTAGTATGTCTAAAAAGAGTATCTATTTTGTCACAGTTAACACCATTCTGCACTGCCCATCCATCTGATGGAGGTGTAACAACTGCTTTAATAGACTCATCTGTATCTGGCTTAATTAATCCTAAATTAGTTGTTGTTGTCGTTCCCAAATTGCACCTCCTTTAAATACTCTTCTACTTCTAGAGAAATCTGTTCTTCCCGACATAGAGGACAATATTTATTAGCATCTTTATGATATCCATCTACATGATCTGCTTTCAGGATCGTTATAATAAACGGCTCTTCTTCCATCATAACTTCTTATACAGAAAGTTAATAATAAACCTATCATCAGCAGCCACAGTGATAGGCATTGCATCTCTTACAAATCTAGACGTCTTAGCAGGTGATGTAAAAGCTTCTGTTAGCATTCTAGCATATGAAACTCCACCAAATGTAACACAGTCAATAGCCACAGAGCCAGATGTCGAGCTTGCACTTGCATCATATACAAATCCTTCACCAATAACAGAAAAAGATCCAGGCGTTGAGTTGAGTGCACTTCCAACACTGTGAAAACTGTTATCAACTAAAAAAGGAAGACTAATTCCGTATTCTCCTGTGCCTGCTGCAATTCCAGACCCAAAGAAAGTAACGATAGCACTTCCCATGATAACGCCCATATTATCAATGTATTCACCTAGGACAGATCCACCTGAACCGATATTAGGTTGAGTCCCCTGTGTGATAAAAGTAGGAGTATACGCAGTAACAACTTTGTTAGCTTCATCTTGGATAATAGTATTATTGTCACCTTGTAACTGTGTAAAGTTTACCCAATTCTCAGCAAGTTCAACATCAGTAGGTTTAGCTAGTGCTACATTAGAAGTAAAATTAACTACCATAATAATTGACCTTCTTTATATCCCCAAGGTCGTTCTCGTACGATAAAGACAGAGTAAGTAGGGTATTGAATTTTTCTAATTACTTCAAAGCTTCCATCTGCCGATGTACAAACTACTAAAATAAATTCCATCAGGCTTCCATAATTCCAGTAATTTTAAATTCTGGAATTACTGTAGCAATACTATTCAAATAATATCTTTTAGTATCAAATTGTATATCCTCTAATTGCTTAAGAAATTCTGACGGATAGACTTCCTTTTCTAACTCTTTAACCCAATAATCTCTACTTTGAATATTAACTGTTCTACCGACATCACCTTCAAGAATTTCATCCATTATCCAAATCCTAACTGTCTCTTAGCGTGTTCAAGTTCAGGATCTTCAACAACTTCACCTGTAATAGCTGGCTGCTCGGTAACAACTTCAAGAGTTCTATTAGCTGAAGCTAACTTGATGTCTTGAGCGATGGCCATAATCGTTTCAGGATCTTTAACGTGCTTCTGAATGATCTCAACAATCATCCGCAGAAGTACTTCACTCTGTGGCGCTGTATTGTTAGCAAATTCTCCAGTAACTTCTAAGAAGAACTTAACAGCGTTCCAGTCACCTGAATTAACCTTCTTAGTAAATTCAGCAACCGCTGTAGGTCGAATGTTAATCTTGTTCTGATCTGCTAAAGAGTTAACGAAGTTATTAAAAACAGGATCTTGCAACCAAGCGTAATAAGTAGCTGGGAGAATTCCCAGTTGATCTAATTTTTCAGCAATAGAACGTTCATCAGCAAAGTTCATCACTGTCAAAGCTGCTGCTTGCTGCTGTGGCGTTAATTCTTCTTGAGAATGTTGTCGCCAAGGAATTCCACGATCATCTAAAGCTTTGATAACTGGTTTACGGGTTAAATAGTAATTGACTGATGTGATCCTAAGATTGTCTCTAGTTTTTCTTAAATGCTTGTAAACTTGCTCTACAGTAGGAACTGTGTTTGTAAGAAACCATTGAAGTTCGTAGTAACCAATTAGATCTTTTTCTGCGGCTGTAAGTCCTTCCTTAATAGCGTAGTATTGTTTTCTAGTTACCATCTACCTCCTCCTTAACTCTTTCCCTAAATAGAATTCCTACGTTGTGTAAATCATTAATGATATCATCAGCATCGCTTTTAAATTCTAAATAATTCTCTAGTACTTCTCTAACCTTATCTAAAGTTTTATCATCGTAGTAAACTTCATCCTTAGGCAATTACTCCTCCCTTGAAATACCTGCATTTGCCCAGAACATTACTTCTTCCAACTTAGTAATTGCTGTAGACTTCTCTCGCCCATCAGGAACTTCTGTATTAATAATGTTAGCTAGTGTACTGCACTTTTCTCTAATAAGAGCGCAGTTTTCAGCTTGACGATTATTCAAGCCGTGAGCATTAAATCGCTTATCTAAATCTCTTTGATCCATCAGTCAACAACCTTTACGTTCTTAAGTTTGTCATACATATCGATGTAAGTCTCTGCTTTATCTCCGTTATAAGTCACTTCAAATAAAGAACCTCCCTCACTAACATCTGCTACAATAGCCTTCCAATTTTGCAGAGTTTTACAAAACCAAACTAACTTTAAATTTTCTCCACTACTAATGTAATCTGTAAAGTTGTTGTAAACCAATTCAATTGCTCTACGTTCTTTACTTTCCATTAAAACGTCCAATCTTGATTTATCTGGGTCAAAAGCACTGAACCTCCACGTTCAAAGTAAACTAGTGATCTAGCAAAATAAAGGCTTTGTGACCCAGATCACACCTTCAGAGAGGCCTCCCAGACTGCATCTGAAGCCTCAATAGCCAGGTAAGCGCTTTCCTTTGCCCGTACAGCCACTTTCAAGCCTTTCAGGTCCTAGGTACTAGGTTCCAGGGTTTGAAGGCTTAGAGGTGCTCTGAGGCTGTCACCTTGAAATAATTTCCTACATAAGCTAATCAGCCACAGGCAGGAGGGACGACTGCTGTGTTTATTTTATTAGGGAATCTATTGTTAAATTATTAGGGATTGAAGTTCAGTTTTTCTGAAGTTTTTGAAATTAGATAAAGGATTCCTTTTTAGGGTTTAGGAGTCCCTGATTTTTAAGAATTTTAGACCTGATTTTTGTGATTTTTTATAAGAGATAGGGTCCACCGCTCACAAGTTCGCCTGGAATTTGGACACAAGATATTGAAACGTTTTTAATTACTCACAGTTATTTGAAGTTTAAAGTAACTCGCTGTAATGTAGTAACAATCCAATGAACTGTTGTTAAGCCTTTGGCCTTTATTAATGTAGGTACATTCTAATGTAGGTCTGCTCCTAGGTTGTAATGTCTTATTGTCTTATTGTCTTAAAGCTCTAATGTTAAAAGAGACATTTAGGTCTTATCGCTTTTACTATGATGTAGTAAGTGGAAAAGCCTATGTCGTATTTATAACTGAATCAACGTTTAATTAAGACTACGAATACATATGATAGACTTGTAAGACAAATCCATTAAAGCACCCAATCTTGAATTAAATAAGTCAAAAAGTGAATAAATGATGCCCTGCCCCTCCGGGGCGCCTTGGGCATGATTTGTGAACGTTTCTGTATTTCCCGAGTAAATTATTGACATAAACGGGACGAAGTCCCAATGTCAATTATTTACGAGGTATGCACATTATGTGTGTATCATGTATGTACGTTTTGCCTGATCAGGGGCACATTGACACATGATAGGTGCATATGGTTGAATGATGCATGAATGATGGTGTATGGGTGCATGGCAGGGAGGAAACGGACATAGTAGGTAGCAAAGCGACAATTCCTTACTCTCCAACAAAGTGGGTTAAACCATGACAGACAAATACAAGGATGACATTCTTAAGCTAATTAGTGAAAAAGGACCATTGGGTGTTAATGCTATTCAAAGAGAATTAGGCTATCCTCTTAGTACATTACAGAAATATCTACATAAACAGTCTTATTTCAAAATCAATGATGATAAGAAGTGGGATCTTCCCGAAAACCACGTAGCGGACATCAAGAGCAATACCCTTTCAATCATGACAGATCTGATTGAAACAAACATTAAGCTCATACAGTCCCAAGTGGAAGAAATCCAGCAAAGTTTACATAGCGCTCTTTCTCCTATTAGTACTCTTAAAAGAGGCGTTAGTGCTTTAACCCTCCCTGTGGCGGACAAATCAACTAATATTCCTAATATTCACCCACTATTGTTTGAATCAGACAAAAACATCCAAACTGCGCTGATGGTAATTAAGAAGTATGTCCAGAAAGTTCCTGAAAAGTACCAAGATTTACTAAAAAATGTAGATTTATATAAATTAGTCATTGAAATGGGCAGTATTTATCTAAATAGTACGTTTAATAGTGAAATTGCTAGCCTTTTATTAGAAAAGACTGATGAATTATCAGATGATATGATTCAAGTTCTTAAAAACTATCAAAAGGAGGCATAAAATGGCATATATTATCGAAACAAATGAAGATGAGACAATTAGTCTTATTTTACCTGATGATACAGTAAAAGAAGCAAGAGATATTGATACTATTTTAGCTTTTATTCGCATACACTACACTGAAGAAACACAAAAAATCATAAAGAATGCTGATAAATCAGGACAAATAAATAGATTGTTCGAATTTTAGACGAATCGGACATAAGTTACATTTGGTCGAGCGGAATAAAACAGGCAAAACAGACATAATGCAATCTCATATAGTGAAAACATATAGAGAACTGATCCAAAAAAGAGTAGGCTAAAAAGAAAAACAAAGAACGCGACCACTTTTCAGGGGAGGACTCTGTCATGACCACGTGTAAATTCTGCACCGGTACTTTAATTGCTGGTATCTGCCAAGAATGCCATTCTAATAACCTCAAAAAGACATTTGCAATTGATTACAAGAATCCAATTCTTTTTGGAACGCTTTGGAATTGCTGTAATGGGAATGAGAAATTCGTAATTGTTTTTGACAATGGCCACAGGGCAGCTGTTTGTGCTTCTTGTGCGAATTGTTACCCAGGTCCTGTCTTTTCTCTTGCTATCTTTTCGCCTAATGTTTTTTACACTCCAGAAAAAGGCGTTTGTGAGAATTGTGGAGGACTCACTCTTGATGACGAATGTATTGATGGTAAGGATTGCATTTCAATTGACGTTGCAATTCCCGAAATGTGCTATTGCGAGCACACAAATCATTTCAATGACCACTTAGGCCCGCAAACTAAGCATGAATATGCCAAAGTAAATGCGGGAGAAAAGAAAGCTCTTTATGTTGGCTCAATTTGTGATGACTGCGCCGAGAATTGCATGCAGGGATACCTCATTCCTACAGATAACTGCAACGTGTCACATCGTATTTAATTGATGATTGCTTGAGCGAATCGTCTGCACCCTGTGGCCGGTTCGTTCAGTGAAATTATCAATTGATTGGAGAATTGAAATGGGTATTAATTTGCCTCATGGTGGCTGTAAATGGGAAGGCTGCAATGTTTGTGCTAATATTCGAATTGGATACCACAGAGTTAGTGAGAATTCTGTTACGTCTGCTGTACTTACTAAAGCAGAATTGCAGGAACGAGTAGAAGAAATTCTCTCTGACCCTGATATTGACCACTATTGGACCCGCAATTATTGGACAATGGATATCCTTTTCGATTCTAAGTCTTAATTGATGATACCTCATAGGTGTAATCCGTTTGGCTTGCACCTGTGGCGAGTTTATCAATTAGAAAGGACTCTTGACATGTTGACTTCTGCTATCAAATTCGAAATCCGTAACGTCAAGGCTGGTATTCAGGAGCAATTTCTCATTCCTAACACTGTTTACAGTCAGGAAAAGGTTTTTGGCCACAGGTACACACGGGAAATTGAATTCGTTGAGGTTTTCGATTTCCAATTTGCAAAGGAGATGCGTATTCCTGCTGAAATGATTGACTGGTCCACTGAATTGGAAAACGAATTGTGTGACGTTGACGAAATGACTGGAATGGTGGGAGTGTACGCATGATTATTAGTGGGTTTTTCCGTTGTCTTTGTGAGAAAATACACTCAGTAGGAGGTATTACCCTCACTTCACGTTGTCCTAAATGCAATACTCGTCTCTTTTCTGTGATGTGTTGGCGTAAGGGTGTTTAACTGAACTGGAATGGTGGCGCTGTGAAAACTCGTATTCTTGAAGGGCACAATCTACTTAAGATTTGCCCTGCTTGTGGCAAAGAACTTGAAATACATCCTGTTTCGGGTTGGAAAGCTTGCTTTCTTCATGGTGATTTTATTATCAGTGAGGACAATCTTTCCATTAAATGGATTCTCGGACTTATCACTAATTGATTGATGATTACTCGAATGTGCAATCTGAAAGGCTTGCACATTCTGTGAAATTATCAATTAGGAAGGTGAACTAAAATGGATATTGGTACTCTCGTTTACTACAAGACCTATGACTATACTCCTGATTTGACTATTGGAATTGTTACTGCTATCGACAATTGTACAAAACTAATTACCGTTTTGTGGGCAGATGGTGTTGAGCTGACATACACTGCAATTGCACTAGTCAAAATTTGATGATTACTCGGGTTTGCAATTCGACCGGAATTGTAGGCCCTGTGAAGTTATCAATTAGAGAGGATTGAAGCAATGATTGTCTTCAGTGAATTGAAAAAAGGCGATGTTCTAGTTCATAATTCAGGCAGTATTAAAGGGGTTGTAACGGCACTTGTCAATTTCAATGCAGATGTATATTTGAAGAATGATAAGGGAGAGACTATTTGTATCACTCCTCGGTATTTCTCTTTTTGGACAAAGAGAACAGAAGAAGAATTGAAAGAAGAGAGAGAAAGTAGATTCGTCATCCTTGTCGATGATGACGGATATAAATGGTTTTATGCGCAAGATAGAGATGGTAGTGTTTGGCGCTGGGAACACTACTCTAAATGGCGTACCAGAGAAACACGTAAAGATTGGGTGCCTGTCCCTTGGATTGGTTACTAATGAATCCGTGAAATGAGACAGTTCCTTTCTGTAGTCATTGACTTTGTCATTCCATATTTTGGTCCTACCTACCTGCTAATTGTAGTAGTACTTTCAGTGATAGGAGAATGAAATGGATGAGAAACAAAAAGCTTGGCGTACCATCTAATTGATGCAGTAACGGGAAGTGCAATTCTAAACGGCTTGCGCCTCCTGTGGCTATCTCAATTAGAGAGGATTGAAATGAAGATTGCTATTCGAATTGTAGATGGAGCCACAGGGACAATGAGTTTGTTTGCTGTTGTGAGAAATCATCCAGCAATAATCACTAAGTACTACAACATGGCTAGAGCTACATTTCCGCAATATTCGTCCAATTGGGTTTCTTTAAAGGAATGGAGTCTGAAGTGATAGCGCATTGGAATAGGGATAAAAACAATTATGATTTCAATTTTAGTCCTTCAGAATTAGGGTTTATTCGCTATGCTCTATATAAGGCACGCCTTGCTTCTTGTACAGAAAATGATCTAAAGGCTTATACAAAACTACTAGAAGATATGACGAATCTTAGTGAGCAAAATTCGACCGGAATTGATCTTGGAGAGTAAAATGCTTATATTCGCATTGTGGTGTACACAACAGAAGTTGTTAGACGATTTGTTTAAATCGTTGACTAAGCAGCAGCGCCGTGAATACCTTTATCGACAGAGGTGTTTTTTGAACAACTAAATAGGCAAAAAGAAAGGCCCGGGATTAATTTCCCGGGCCTTTCTTTGCGAAGGACTGCTTTTAAGGTACGTCCTAACCTTTACTTCTTAGTCAATACGTAGTGGAGACCGTTGTCGTCGAATTCCACAACTTCCTGCTTAGTTTCCTTAGACGAGTTACCAGCAGATTCCCAAGCCTTTCGCAAATCATCCGACTTAGGAGCCTTACCTCGCTCATATCCAAAGACAGGCTTGGTAAGAGCAAGAGTAGCCTTGGTAAATCCATCCGCAGTAAGGATGTTGTTTCCATCCTTAAATACTTCAACCTTAACCCGATACTTAGGAGTGGAATTCTCATCCGTTCCAAAAGTACGAGCCTGTTCACGACCAACCGCAGGGAGAGGATTCTCGGTAAGGAAACTGTTAACAGCATCACTTGCTTTCTCATCGGAAGTCAACTTAGCAATAACGCCAAGCTGACTACCAATTTCGTTAGCAATCTTGCGCTTATCCTTAAGCGGGGCTTCCAATTCAGGATTACGATCAGCAGTTGCCGAAAGAGTAATACCCAATTCCCTGGAAGTCAGATCAAGAACAGCCTTTCGAGCCTTCAATGCTTCAGCCTGAAGACTTTCCCAGGCGTCAACAGCCTTCTTAATTTCGGGCTTAACTTCTTCTGCATTCTCAGGAGATGCAAACTTACGTGCCCGATCCAAAACCTTTAGAGCGTTCCACTCAGAATCCTTTTCTGCGAGAACAGCCTTGTTGTATTCGAGAATCTCGTCTACGGTACCAAGATACCGCTTGCAAAAATCTGCAAGAATAGAGTTTTCCGAAAGAACAACGGGAATCCTCTCATCTTCATTAGGCGTATTTTCAACAGCCTTAGAAGCAGTAGCCTTGGTAGCAGCAGTCTTTGCCGGTGCAGTCATTTCTTTTCCTCCATACAGAAGTAATAAAAATGAACGACACAAAGACTGTCTAAAAACCAGCTTTGTAAATTTCCAATTGTCAAATTTACAGCCGACCCTAGACAGTGTTCGCCCGTTCGGTACCCCTCCAGTCTAGTCTCTGAACAGGGAAAACGGAAGTGATTTCGCTAGATGATCTCAGAAAAACTTATGTCGGGTATGTCCGTTTTTACCCATTTATCTTGAGATAATAAACTTGAACGATCGTTTAATTTATTTATAAATGGAAGGGGTCGATTTGCGTATTCTTTTAAATGTGATATACTTGAGTCACTTCCGCAGAGAGGCGAGAGGACCTGAATAAATGACAGAGTTGACTAATTATTATATAAAATATGGAAGAGTACGACTAAGGGCTATCCGTAAGTTAAGAGATAAATATCCAGAAGAGCACAGACAGTTGTATATATCAAAAGTGAATGAGTTGAAAGAACGTTATCCAGAAGCTTCAAAGAAAAAATTAAAAAATATTTTTGGTCTTGCCTATAACACAGCTTCTAATCAACTTGCAAAAATACATGAAAAAGAATATCGCATCCTATATCTTGAATTTAAATCTCAATTAAAGGATTGGCCACAGTGAAACCTCTTGTCTCTTCTGACATTACTAAAGCTAGAATTGCTAAATGGATTGAGCAAGCTAAACCTGTAAGTAAGAATCCCACATGGACAGAACGCCGACAGGCGATTGAGTTTGGAGGACATACATACCTAGTAAGTAATGGTCAGGTATTTCAATGTGCTCACTGTGGGCACTATGATCCCGAATGGTCTAGTACCGAAGTACTTCGGTGGTTTGAAGAGAACTTTGGTATTAAGCCTCATGAAATAGAAATCACCTGCTCTGTGGCGGTAGTCGAGAAATGAGTAAACAGATAGAGTTTTGGTTAGGTGTAGTTCTTTTTGTTGCTGATGTATTCTTTTTCATTTTTTATGTTGTACCTCATATGCAGATTGGGACACCATGACAGAGAAAATGTTTCAAGAAAAAGAAAAGCCTTGGCATATGGATATAGAACAAGATGCAGAACGAATGACTGAAAAGGATCCTGATTTTCAGATTAAAAAATACGAAGATGGTTGGGTTTGGCGTTGTTGGGAATGCGGTGCTTTGGGTACTGGCCTTTATTCTAAAGAAGCTGCTTATGGAGAGTATACTAGACATAAGTGTGATCCTGAAGCCTAACTAGAATTGTTGGCCTTGAGGCTATGAAAACTGGTGACGTACAGGTTAAATTGGCTGATGTTATTTTTGAGGCTCGTGCAGGAGGTAAAGAAGTTACATTAAATGTAGGAGTTACTAATTTAGATATTGAGGATATTTATTTTTGCTCTATGTGTGATCAGATTCACATTCAAATTAATCAACAACAATGTATTGCTTATATGAATAGGAGAGATTAATGGCACAAGTAACTTATTGTTTGAATCCTGACTGTGGTCATGGACGTACTCAACATTCTCGAAATGGATGTACTAACTGTCCATGTACTGTTAAATACATGGATAAGGACATGTTTGCACCAAAGTAATTAGCCACAGGAGGAAAGATGTTTGCACTAGCTGCTGCAATTTTATTTCTACTCGCGGCTTTTGGTCTTAAATTTGATGCAGTAAATATTGTAGATCTAGGATTAGCTGCTATTGCATTGCATCTTTTGGTAGGCAATTGGCCCTTTGGTTATTTTACACGTAATCCGTAATACTTTCGGTCGAGCGCCAAGCCATGTTGTATAATAGCTACACCATGGTTTGTGAGGGATTGTAGAGAATTGGTGGGAGTCTCTACATTTGAGAGGGTTGGTACAGAGAAACGCGGCAAAACAAATTTTCCGATAATTGTTTGTAAAGACTAATCCATGACGTGCTTCCCAGCATTGAGATTAGTTCTCCGGGGTTTCTTTTACAGGTTCGATTCCTGTGGCTCTCGCTTACAAAAATTAACTAATGAGGTTACTATGCTAAAAAATCCTAAACTTGGAGATTTAGTAGAAACAAGAAATCAAAATAAAATAGGTAGAATTATTGAAATTAATACTTATTGGGGATGGCTATTCGTTAAATTTACAGATGGGCATAGAAAAGAATATACGCTTAATAAAGGAAAATGTCAAGGATTAAGAAAACTGAACAGTGAAGAAATTGCTGATTACTTTCTTAAACTAGAAAGTATGGGACTTACAGACTCTTGGAGTGAGCAATGAGGGAATATCCAGGTGAATTAGTAGGCGGTCCTGATAATGGGAATGTAGTGAGGGCATCACAAGATAAAATTCCTGTTATTAGTACCACGGAAATGTGGTTAGATGGTTTAGGTGAAGAAAAAGCAGTTACCATTATTGAGGTTAAAGGTGTATACAAATGGCAAGCAGATAACTATTTCTTATGGGAAGAAGAAGCTTGCAATCTTTATACCAAAAAGGCAGAAGCTGCATAATTAAATACTGCTACTACTTACAGGAGTGGAAGTAGTAGCACAAAGCGGATATGGTGGAATGGCAGACACGGTTGACTTAAAATCAACTGCCGAAGGGCATACGGGTTCGAATCCCGTTATCCGCACAAAATTTCGAGAGGGGCAATTATGCAAACTGATAATAAACCTAAATTGGTAATAAAGAAGGGAGATGCAATTCAAGATACAAGAATAAGTGTATGTACTGATTGTGGATGGGGTATTTTTCCAAGGCATATGTACAAGTGGTCTAATCGAGGATTGATACACGTTGACTGTACTCAAAGGATTACTAAATGAAATTAAAGGTTTTACGTGAGCACTATCAAAGTACGAATAATCAAGTATGGAAACCTAAAAAGTCTTATAAAAATAGAGAGCAAATCAGACAAGAATTAGGTTTTGATCCCCTTAACATTTATTCATGCAGCATTTGTAATAATCTGCATACTTCAACGTATCGAGATACGAACAGAAATTATCTAACATGAGTTTAAGCGATGAACTTAACAGTATTGATAATCAACTAGAGCGTTTTACTACTGAACTTCAACAATCTAATTTTGAAGAAGTTGCGATTCAAGATGAAATTGCTTCTCTGCGTCTTAAATTAGCACGACTCAAAGATTCTCGTTTTGAGATTAACCAAAAAACTAGACAACTACAAAAAGACCGTCAATCAATAGCTCGTAGATTTGAACTGGAACAAGAAGCCGCCCTTATCCAAAAGTCTATTGATGAAAAAAGAGCTGAAGCAGAAGAAATTCTTGCTAATGCACCATGGAGGGATGTCGCTTTTGATTGGCAAATTGAAGGTGCGTTAAGACTTCCTGAAAGAGCACTCCTTGCTGATAAACGCGGACTAGGAAAAACTCTTAGTTCTATTATTTGGAGAAAGGTACAGCGTTCTAAGAGAACACTTGTTTGTCTCCGTAAGGAGGTAGCTTCTGATTTTATTAAGGAACTTTATCTACGGGAACCTGGTCTATTTGTTTACCCTCTTATTGGTGCGTCTCCGGAGCAACGAAATATTGCCGCAATGCTCCTACAGAACCAAGAAGAATTTGTTGTGGTTACTAATATTGAATCTTGGCGTCGTAATATTGAAATCACTACAGAAGCTATTCTTAAAATTAAATATGATGCGGTGATTCTTGATGAGGCTCATCACATTAAAAATGCAGGTACAGGAACTGCACAAGGATTCTTTAGGATTGCCGCTAATGTTCCAAAGGTTTTGGAACTTACCGGTACTCCGATTAAGAATCGGCCACAGGAAATGTACTCGCTACTTCATGCCTTGTACCCTCAACTCTTTGAAAGAGAGTCAAAGTTTCTCACCGATTACTGTATTCAGATTGCACAAAACAAGTGGGTATTTAAGCCGCAGGGATTGAAGGATCTAGTAAATAAGATTAGCCCTTTCTATCTTGCTCGCAGTCCCGAAGATATCGGAAGGAAAGTACCTCCTCCTAAGCTTATTGAATATGAGCTTGACTTTGATAGTCATGAAGATCAAAAGAAAGCCTATCAAGATATGACTGAGCGCAGCTTGGCTATTCTTGGTAGTGGTAAAGTAATTCCTATTGTTAGTCAACTTGCTATCATGACTCGTCAAGCTCAAGTTGTTAGCTGGCCTGCTGGTATTAATTTTGAAGTTAGGGATGAATCTGGAGAAGTTATTGAAGTTGTAAAGTTTGATATTCATCAGTCTGTCAAGATGGATTGGGCTGAAGACCTTCTTAAAGAACTTACTGAAGAAGGCGAAAGGACTATTCTGTTCTCTCGTTTTAAACCTGCAATTTATGAGTTGAAAAGAAGACTAGAGTACGCTGGCCTCTCTGTGGCTGTTATCACAGGAGATGAAAAGGCTAAGGGAAATACTGAAACTATCTTTAATGATTTTGATTTGAAAACTGCTCCTGTAAATCCTAGGTATCAAGTTTTGCTTGCTACTTATCAGACTGTAGGTGAAAGTGCAAATCTAAATGCTGCTCGTCATATGATTCTTTATGATCGGTTCTGGAATCCGGGTAATGAAGATCAGGCAATTGGACGAGTTGACAGAATTAATTCAGTTGATCAGGCAACTATTCATATTCCTTTGGTTAAAAATACTATCGATGGATACATGACGGAGTTGATTGAAAATAAGCGTAATATTGTAATGGAATTCAAGGATGCTGCCAGTATGCAAGCAAGTCTTGCCGAACATCTGAGGAAGACAGTATGATTGAAAGACGTATAGTAGCTTTCTTTGTATTTATTTATGCAGCTTCACTACTTATTTTTGGGGTACTATGGTTTATTGGAATTATTAATATCATTCCTACTCTACTCATGCTTATTGGAGCTATTATTATTCTTCCACTTGTATTTAAGTTTTATATACTGGATAAGAAATAAATCCACCTGAGGAAAACGGTTTAAGGAGAAATAATGTTCAAGCGTTTCGCATTATTAGTGGCTGGTGTGCTTAGCCTGACGGCTTGTTCTACTCCAACTAACAACCATCAGGTTTCTATTTCAAAAGTACCAGTAATCAAAACTATCAGTATTGAAAATGGTTGGGAATATGTTTCAGCTGAACAGAATCTGCTAGATCAGCAGCGAGAGAAGTTGCTAGGTCGAGCGAAGGCAGGTTCATTGTTTGGATGTCCAGATAATTACATTTGCCTCTATCATTGGATTGATTATCAGGGAGGCCGCTGGCAAGTACATCCCAATTATACAAATGATAATTGTTGGAATTTGTCAGGTAGTGAATACACTGACGGTTACAATGTCAATAATACATCAGCTAGCCTGGTTGTGAATCGTTATTCTCCAGGGAATCCTACTTGGCTCGGTTTCTATGATTGGGTCAATTGCAATGCTAGTGGTACAGTTTGGGCTTATGATGCAAGCGGAATCGTGTTGCGGAATCATCTAGGTGAAACCAGTCCTGATGCTTATCACAAGTTTACCAGTATCATGACTAGCTATACCAGCTAAATTGAATCCATTTGAAATAGGAGATCCCTTCATCAAATGGAATGAAGAAGTGTCTGCAAGAGAAGACAACGAATTTGAGGAGAACACAATGGCGAATGTTCCTGATATGCATGTTGAAACTTTGGAAACACTTAAGGATTCAGTTGTTAAACTTCTTGTTTCAAAGCATGATTTTGAAGTAGAAGAAGCAGAAGAGTATGTAGAGGATTCTGTTACAAAGAATCCTGACCTATGGCATGACGATGCCGAAGCAGAAGATCTTGCTAAATACCTTGCGACTGAAGACGATGATGACTAAGCTGTAGGTTATAGGGCGAGGTCCTCTTTCGGGGGGACCTCCCAGGCTTTTTCATGCCCAAAATCAGGCTCGCGGGGGAGGTTGATCATGAGACTTGATGAGTTTAGAGAAAAAACAAAAAATTTACCAGATGATGCAGAAATTATAGTTGGATTAGGTGATGGTACATATTGGGAATTAGATTTTAAAGATACGTTTGCTACTATTATGGATATTCCAACAACTATCTGGTTAGATGCAAAAGATGAAATCACACTTGCATTTGAGATGGATACTAGAATAGAAACTCATATTAGGAAGAAAAGCAAAGAATAATGAACGAGAATGTACATTTGTCGTGGCATAGACTTAGAAAAGGTATGTGCTTGACTTGTGGTTATCATTGTATAGACTGTCCTAAAGGTGTAGCTTCTTGTAAATGTACCCCAAAGGCGCCTCATACTTTTGATGAAGACTGTAGAAATAAATACTGTAAAATACATTGGATCTATCTTTTTGAATTGGGTTATATGAGATATCCGGAAGGGTTTAATATTCTAACATCTGAGCAAGGGTGGGTACATCAAATAGTACACTGTGGACCTACAGCTTATCTACCTAAGAAGCCAAAGAAAAATAGATGAAAGCTCCAATTCCATTTAAGTACTATAAGAATCCAGGATTGGGTCTCTGCATAGCATGTGATAAATGGAAGCGACTTAATTATTTTTATCATGAGGAGACTAATTGGGCTTTATGTATAACAGATTATGTTGATTATTGGGTAAATACGGACGCGTTGCAATCTGATTATAATAACTACAATCAAGGAAAGAATTGGTAATGAAATACATTCTTGAATTAGAAATTGATCCGTTTAATGAACACCTAGCTTTAGAATGTGAATTAAGTATTAGAAATGGAAGACCTATAATGTATTGGTGCATGGAATCTTCCATGTGTGAATTACCTGTCAAGTCTGCTGAATTGAAACAAATTAATAGACAGATTGAAAGTGGCTTTCGAGGACCTGAATTTGATGAACCGATCTAGGTTATTTAAGCTTTTCGTCTTGTTACTACTTGGAGTTGTAATTTCTCAATTCTATTTTATGTGTCAAGCCATTTTTGATCGTAATGTTACTGATGCTTTATGGTATCTTGGAGTTTCGATATTCGCTGTATGGGGATTAGATTATATCCTTAGAGTTAAGGATTATCTTAATGGCAAAAGCTAAAGTAATTCTTTTTAAACGTTCAGGTAAATACTATAGTGAAGAAGAATGGGAAATCCCTGAGAATTGTATTATTCCAGCCTACATGGATGAATCTGATGATTTTCGTACAATTAGTGGAGGACCAGTATTAATTCCCACACAAGAACCGTGGGGTTATCCTCATTTGTTTGTTACGGATTGGCAGTATGATGAATGGTTTAGAAGAAGGCATTAAGTGGCCTGCTTAGCCTGTGGCCGAGGATTTCATAGTGAATGTTTAAATGGATGCAATAATTGTCATCCGGACTATGCTCAAATTACTAGGTCTTTACAGACTATTGGGGGAGGAAGGTATTCAGGAGCACCTGTAAAAGATCCAGAGAGTGTTAAGGATAGACATTCAACGGGTCGTAAGAGGGCAGCACAATTATATCCAATTTTTAGAGGTAATCCTTGTGAATGGCAAGGCAAAAAGAATTGTGGTGGTGGGCATTCTATAGTTGGCTGCATCGAAGGATTACAACAAGACAGGCATCATGGTCCTGTAAAGGATACATTAAGAAACGAACCAGGTAACGTACATAGAATTTGTAAAAAATGCCATAACAGGTGGCATGCTGTTAACGATCCTCTATATGATGAAGAGGAATATAATAAATTACCTCATAATCCTGAAGAAGCCACAGAGCTTGAACTCTTAGCTAGTGAAGCAGAATGGAAAATGAAGAGATGACTGATGTTTTAAAGGTATGGACTATTACCAGTTATAAAGGTTATGTCTCTGGTGTTTATGTAGATGAAGATCTAGCTAAACATTCTTGTGGACCTAATGATTCTTTAGAAGAATGGCAGCCTGAAATTACTGACAAAGCCATCAAGAATTTGAAAAAGATTGTAGGGCAAAATGACCGAAATCATTAGTTATTCCGAAGTGTTTAAGTGGGATACATGTCCTCGACAGTATTGGTATCGATTTGGTTTAGGTCTTCGGCCACAGAACGAATCAGGTGCTATTGATACCGGTGTTAAAGGGCATAAACTTCTTCAACATTTCTACAATCTTCTTGAACTTGGTCACAGTAAAGATGAAGCTGTAAGACTTACACAACAAGAAGCTAGCAAAATGGTGAAAGCTGAGTCTATCTCAGAAATTGGTAGTCTTCTTAAAGCCTGGACTTTGGTTGATAACTACATTAGAGGAAATGACTTTAATTCTAAGGCTGTTCTAGTTGAGAATCGATTTTTGATTCCTATTGAAAAAATAGCACCAGAAGATCTAATTGATCTTTACGATCTTCAAAATGTTCAGATTGGATTTACTCCTGATGTTGTATTTGAACATACTGGGGGTTTTTGTGAAGTAGAAGATGCTAAGTTTGTAGGTAGGGCATGGTCTAAGTCGAAACTTAATCGCTTTCAACAGTCTAAGCTATATCAGATCTTTTTGAATCGTATGGGTTATAACGTTACTAGATCATCTGTTCGTTTCTTTAATGTAACTACAGGACTTGTTAAACCTCAAGATTATACTCTTTCCAGTGCTGAAGAAGAGAATCTTATTAGTGATTTCACAAGGGCAGTAGGTGAAGTATTTGAGTATAGACGCTCACCAGAATCTAGTAAACAATATACACGACGTACAATGAATTACACAACCTGTCAATTCTGTGCTTTTGAGTTTCCATGTACCTTGGAAGCCGAGGGCAAAGATGCTTCTAAAACTCTTAAGCATGAATATACAAAGAGTGATTATGACTACAATAGATGAACTTAAAGAAATAGCTAATCAAGATGCCACTACTTCCGCTTATCGAGTCACTGTGCTGTACGGAGATTTTGGCAAACGGAAGACTACAACAGCCTGTTCTATGGTTGATGAGAAAGGATTGCTATTAAGTTCTGATGATAGTTGGAAAGTACTTCTTAATGAACGTCATAGTACTCTTTCTAGTAAATTTAAAATTGTTAAACTCCAGGGACTCAGTCAATTACAGTACATTGATTTTAGTGGATACGATACTATTATTTGGGATACAATTAGTAAGTCAGTTGACAGATATTTAGATCTGCTGTATGATGAAGCAGATTGGGGCGGTAAATTTAGAGAAAAACTTTCTACTAAAAATCCAGATCTTAAAAATGTTGATATTTTAGCTCCTACTGACTATCGAGTTACAAGGGATATTTTTAGGCCAACACTTGATAGACTTTTCAACAATACTGAAGCCCACATTATCTTTACCTCTCAGGTTAAAGAGCCTATTAAGGGGTTAAGCCCTGATATGGTGAAACGACCTGATGTACCTCCTGCCACTTTTAAAATCATTGCAGAAAGAGCTGATCTTATTGTAAATCTTAGACCTGAGAATCGTGGATTTGTTGCAGACTTGACAGAGAACTCTCTTACTATTCTGGCTAAGAGTCGTATTGAAGGTCTTCAAGGTAAAATGAACCTTGATGATTTTGTCACCAAGTACAAGGAGATTGTTTTCAAATGAGCATTTTTGGTCGACTTGACGCAACTACTATTCCTACCAATCCTTACTGGGTTGAAAAGGGAGAGTATTCTGCCGAAGTTACTAAGGCCTTGTTTAAGGATGGTAACAAAGGTAAGCAACTTGTTATCGAATATACCATTAACAATGAGGATTCTGCTTTTTTGGATTCTAAAGTTACCCAGTACTTTAACATTGTTGATCCTGAGATGACTCAGGAAATGTTCTCTCTGCTCCCTGCCGACGAACAAAAGATCATTCGACGTAATCTTTCTGCACTAAAGCGTACCCTCTGTGGCAATGAAGGAAATGCTTCTCAGAAGGGTCTTGGAGTTAATTCTGATGATCTGAATGATGAGAATTGGAATCCTGAAGTTCTTATCGGTACAAAGGTAGATATCGGAGTTAGTAATTACGGTCCCACTAACGAGGGTGTTAATGTTCGTTGGGTTAATCTCAGCGAGTAATTAATACAAAAGGGCCGGACATATGTTTCGTAGGGCATATGGGTAATATTCAGTATTACAGCACTGTGTATCATCCGGGAGTGGGAGAAGTGGTACCCCACATCTAAAACTTATTAACTATAGAAAGGAGATTATATGCGTGAACTTTGGTAATTAATTCACCTGACACAGGAGCCTAGTCTTTCGCCATCGCCAAAACCCCGTTGTTAGACTAGGCTCCACCAAGAGAGGAGGTTTATGAGTAGTGAGTTTCTATCTGATCTCTTCGGAGATCAGGAAGGTTATGTTTATTCTCCCGTAAAAGCTGATCCTAAAAATCCAAAGTCCTGGGAACAGTATTTCTTTAACTGGCCACAAGAGCGAACACTTCTTGAGGAACATATTGGTGATTTCAATAGACGAGAGGTGTATATCTCGCCTGTTATGTTTACGGATCCGAGAATCAGTCCTGAGACTTTCAAAGGAACATGTGTTGTCTGGACTGAATTTGATGGAACCTTACCTAATAAGGCCATTGAACCAACTATGCGAATCATGTCCTCTCAGGAAGGTCATGAACACTGGTATTGGAGATTAGATCATTTTGAAACAGACAAAACAATAATTGAAGATATTACCCGTCGGATTGCTTTTCACTATGGAGCTGATTTAAGTGCTTGGGATTATCAGCAAGTTCTTCGTCCTGTGGATACTTGGAATCACAAACGTAACAAGCCAGTCACACTACTTAGCAAAAATAACATCCTATACTCCATTAATGATTTTCTTGGAATTCCTATTCCTCCCGCTGGTACCCGTGTTGACATTCATGAGGGAAGACTTCCTGGCAAAGAAGAAGTTCTTGCTAAATACAGATGGACAGTCGATGCATTAGATCTCCTATTTAAGGATGAGATCCCTAAAGGTAGACGCTCTGACGCTTTAGCCAGACTTGCTCATGAGGTAATTGAATCAGGCTGCTCCAATGAGGAAGCGTTTGTTCTTCTCTTAAGTAAAGATGATGTCTGGGGAAAGTTTGTTGGACGTTCTGACAGAAAACGTCGCATTGAATCCTTAATTGCTAATGTGCGACGTAGGAAAGCCACAGTAGCCGAAATTGTCCATGGTGCTCCTGAAGTCTATCGTTTTAGCGACTTCATGAATACCAACATTGAATTAAAATGGGCTATCGAAGGCTTGCTCCCTGTGGCGGGATCTATGGTTATTTTTGGTAAACCTGGTATTGGTAAGAGTACTTTTTCACTACGTTTAGCTATTCATTTAGCACTAGGGAAGGATAAGTTTTTACTCTGGAATATTATTAATAGACAACGAGTCTTGTTTGTCTCTCTTGAAATGCAACATTATGAGGTAAAAGAATTTTTCAGGGATATGCAAATTCCTGAAGATGAGGAACGAGAACTTCAAGAGCAATTCTTCATTTGGCCAATTGGTAATCCATATCCATTTGATACTCCAGATCAACAACTTGAATTGGTCAAGTACATTAAACTACATAAAATTGAATTGGTTATTATTGACTCTTTGAGTATCTCTATGTATGGTTCTGTTAAAGATGATGATGCCATTAAGCGACTTAATAGTTTCTTGAATGAGGATGTTCGTAGAGACTTAAAATGTAGTTATATTTTTATTCACCATCCCCGTAAGAAGGGTATCGGTGAAACTGAATCTAAGGATGATTTAGATGACGGCTATGGTTCAACTTATATTAACGCTAATGCACAAACTGTTGTCGTACTTTCTTCGAGACCCGGATCCAATCGAATAAAAGTAAAACTTCCAAAAACTCGCATGGTGAGAAAAATGGAAGATTTCGAGATAGAACGCACACCTAACAGGGGGTTCGTACTTGTTGGATCTAACCAAGCCGCCTATACTAAAGAAACTATGGACACCACTATCTCTGAATCAGGAGAATCCCCTTCCGACGAAGTCCCAACAAATAACTCACTTGGAAAACTGTTTAACTTTTAAATATATAACTGTAGATACGGAGGGCTATGCTCCTAATATTCTTGGCATTTCTATCGCTCATCCCGGCTTGCAGTCTATGTATTTTCCTATTGGTCATCGGGAAGATGTCAATGTGGATGCAGAGACCTATGAATTTCTCAGCTATGTCCTTAAAACAGTTCAGTATCGTATCTTTCATCATGCTGGGCATGATCTCGTTGCACTCCCTTATCTTTTCGATTTGCCTTTTATTTGTACTATGATTATGGGACATATGGTAGATGAGAATGTGATGTCTAAATCTCTCGACTATATGCATAAATTTTACTGTGGTGGTAGTGGCAAAGAAATGGATCCGTTGATGGCATCCATTATTAAAACAATGGGTTGGTATTACGTACCTTATGCTCTTCTTTATAACTATGCAACAGTAGATGCTAAGATTACAATGGAGCTTTTTCTGGCGCTACTTCCCCTCTATGAGGCTCAGTTTGGTCCCCTTTGGAGTAATAATGCTTCTGTACTTTCTTGAATTTTTTTATGAATTAGTTTCTCGCCACAGGGGTGAAAGCAGAACAGGTCTACATCGTGATCCTGAAAATAGAAGAAGGAAGGTTTAGTTAAGTAATGGATAATCATCTACCTATTGTAGGAGTGACACCAGCAAAGATTTATCAAGGCCAGCACAGAGCACAAGAAATGAATAAGGGAATAGGCTATATCCCCCTTGGCGATAGAAATAGGGCATTATTTGAATATGGAGTATCTGTAGCAGAGGAAAGAGATTGTCTTGACAGATATAGCAAGTGGACCGATCTATCCCACTGAATGGCATACTATTGACAGTCTTTCTAATATTGAATGTAGACAGTTAACAGATGACACTTATCAATTAAGATCTCCTACTTATGATATTATCGTTAATAGTGAAGGATTTGAATTATATAGACAAAATAAAGATCACACTTTGGGATATACTGTTTTTGAAAATTGGTGTGAGGAAAACTATAATCATCCTATTTATCGAAAGGATTTAGATGACAAATCCTGATCCTGAACATATCACAGAACCAATGTGGAGACTTTGGACTGAACGTCCTAATCCTCATTGGCTGCTTAGTGGTATTTATGCAAACAAGAAGGCCTATCATAATACTGTAAATGCCAATCTTAGATTCTGGCCTGGAAACTACTCCATTAAACTTCCTCTTGATCTAGTTCCTGAAAATAGAAATAAAGCACGTGCTATTGATTTGACTATGTCTGATTCTGAGATGGTACTATGGACTAAGCGAATGAAGACTGCTGCTGAAAATCCACTAGATACTAGGCTTGCAGCAGTTAAAGAATTCTTTGGTACTATTGACGGTAAGACAGTATTTGGACTTGGCAAAGATAACAAAATTGGTCCCTGGCGAAAAGTTACTGCTGATAAGACGCACCTGTGGCATGGTCACACTTCAATTTTCACAGCATTTGTAAACAATTGGTCTATGCTTGCTCCAATTATCTCAGTATGGCGTGGTGATTCTTTCATAGAATGGAGTCAAGGAAAAGTGCAGCTTCCAAAGAAAGGTGATGCAGGAGAATCAGTAAGGTATTGGCAGTATGTTCATAATGAAGTTAGACATACTGTTACTCCTCCTTCTCCTGTAGTTAGTGTTGATGGTGATTATGGACCAACTTCTGCGGCTGCATTCGCAGACTTTTGGAAAAAGAAAGGTGGAGTCGGAACTTTTAACGGTTCTTACATGACTGCTTGGCTTGCTATGCAGTACCATAAATCTCTTGCAATTGTTTCTTCCAGTACTACGCCTCTTCCTGAGACTGTAATTAAAAGTACAGTAGAGAAGTGGCTAGAATCACATATGCCCAATAGTCTTATGCTTTCTGGTGATATCAAGGGTAAGGTGACTTGGCTGTGAAGTCTAAACTTGAAATGTTTGTTCAAGACGTTGATAGGAAAGATAAAGAACCTGCAATTAAAACAGGTATCACAGTAGCTGCTCTGGCTGGTGCTTTTGTATCAGTTTTAAATGTTTTCTTTCCTAAACTTATGACAGAAGAAGCTAAAACTGCACTTTTTCAAGTTTTACTCATCCTCATTCCATTTGTTACAGCTTTCTTAATTCGTAGGAAAGTTTGGTCTCCTGCAAGTGTTGATGAGATAATCGAAGAAGCTGTTACTACTGAGAAAGAATTCAAGCAGCAAAGGAAAGATAGAAACATCTAGGTTTAGGAGAGACTAGAAACTTAGTCTCTCCACTGAGGAGGGAGCAAATGGAAAATTCAAAGATTACAATATATTGGATGTATATAGATTCTACTACATCTAAGACTAAACATGCATTTTTAGTTTTACCAGGTGTAAAAGCTTACTGTGGTACAGGAGATGATAAATTTAAATGGAGAAATGATGAGAAAGGATTGAAGAAACGACGTAGATGCGCTAAATGTGTCTATAGTTTAAAGACACTTATACCAGGTTTGCTACTTTTTTCCTCCTGACCTGAGAGTGGCCTCTCGTGGTCACCTCGGATAGCCTGCCGTGTGTACACGTGAGGCAAGATCCAGTGGTCCCAGGTGTCCTTGGATGGGTCCTCAGTGGAGACGCTCTCAGAGGGCCGAAATAACTTATGAAAAAGGAGGATTTATGGCTACTAAAGTAACATCGAGAGAAAAACTCCAAATTAGGTATTTAAGAGATGAAGGTTACTCTATAATGACTATTGTCTCAATCACAGGTAGGTCTAAGACTACCGTAAGAAAAGTTTTAAAGGGATAAAATGGCTAAAATTCACAAAAATGTTAGTCCTGATAAGAACTTTATTTTTGTAGATTTTACTAAATTCGGTTCTCATTATATGAATAAAGAAAGTGATTTGCATAAATTTAAGGCTGTCCCTATTGCTGATGGTAATCGGGCTGAACGTCGCGCCTATAAGAAAGCAAAGAAAAAGAAATGAGTCCTTCTAATTACCGTAGAGCTATACACTTCTATCTTACAACAAAATATGGTTGGGGAAATAGAAAGGCCAAAGCTTGGATCGGTAACAATTCTGAATATCTAAATAAAATGCATGAAGCACATTGTCCTGCTGTTCAAACTGCAAGATACATAACTCGAATGAGAGACAATGGCTATGGCCTACTTAGATAATGAAGAAGATTTAAAGATTATAAATAAAGCCAAGAAGCATATTATGCATAAATATAGAATGAGTGAAGCAGATGCTCATGTATTCATTCAGCAAACAGCGATGCGTAATCGAATGAGAAAATTAAAAGTTGCTAAGATTATTTTGGAGAAAGCTAATGCTTAGCGAAAAAGAAGAACAAGATGTAGTATCTATTATAGAATATTATAGAGAATTACAAAAAATTCACCGTGAAGTAATCGGATGGGATAGTCAAGAGCACAACAGAACTATATGGCTTGCCGAGAAACTTAAAGAGATAAATACTGAATGCTCTAAATATGCGGAAGAACTTCAAAAAGCTAATGAATTAAGTGCACGTTTATCAGAAAGATTCGAATAAATGCTTAACAAAGAAGAAGAACGTCGGCTTGCATCTTTTTTAGATTGTACAGCAAGTGATCTTGCAAAAGATGTTACATACGCAAGTGAATATTATATTACAGCAGTTCGTTGGCTAGCAATCAAACTTAAAGAGACTAATGATCATTTAAATAGTCTAGTTAAGTGCAATGGTAAAGAACGCCACAGGCACTACAACCTTAAAACAGATGAGTTTATTATGCATGAACATTCTCATACCCGACAAGCTGGAGATATGGAACCGCTACAACACCACTCTCTTTATGAACATGATCGTGAGAATAGAGAAGAACGTACTCGTACAGAATACGTAACTACAGAGAAACTTTTTAAGAAAAACTAAAATGACCAAAAACAAACAGGCTAAAGATAAACATATACACAGTCATAAAGAAAAGAATGATATAGCTAAGGCTAAATTTATATTAGCTCAAAAGTTTGGAATTGAGTCTCAAGTAGCTTATGAACGAATGCGAAATTACTCTACAAAATTCGGTCTTAGAGTGTGTGATATAGCTCGTAGAGTGATTCGAGGTGAACAACCTATTGTCAACGCTTTGGGAAATAGAAGCTGACTTTATTAGATTGATTGCGAGAATTAAAGAACGTGGGATCAAAATTGATACAGCGTTTTCTCGAAAAAAGGCTATCGAAGGTACAAAAATCCTTAATACTATCGCAAGTAATCTCGGATGGAACCCGGGTAGTCCTCAGCAACTCGGCAAGTATCTCATTGATGATCTTGGTTTACCTGTACTCAAAAAAACACCCAATGGTGCTCCTTCGTTTGACAAAGAAGCATTAGAAGAATATGAATTACTGCTAGATGCCACAGGAGACGACACTGCACAAAAAGTTCTTACCTATAGGGGATGGCAAAAAACAGTAAGTTCCAATTTCCAAGCCTATCTAGACTTAATGGATGAAAATGAGATCTTACACCCCAACTACAAAGTACATGGTACTCGCACTAGTCGCCTCAGCTGTGAAAAACCTAATCTCCAGCAGATTCCGAGGGAAAGTGTAAAACCTTGGAACGGTGATGTTAAAAAAGCGTTCATTCCTAGAGAAGAAAGACTGTATTGGCAGGGTATTAATGGAATTCCAACTGCACAAGGTTCAGGCATTTTTACACCTAATGCTACGAAAACTATCTGTGGCGAATTAAAACTTAGAACATTTGACTTCAAGCAGGTTGAATTTAGATTAGCAGCTGCATATGCCAAAGAGAAAGATCTTTTGGAAGTGTTCAATTCGGGTGCGGATATTTTTTCGGAAATGTCCACCCGATTGGGTCGTCCAAGGCATCAGATTAAGACATTTGTATATGCTACATTATATGGGGCGGGGAAGAGCAAAATTGCTCTTATCCTCAAGGTACCTAAAGATGAAGCGGATAGTCTATATGAAGAATATCACGGAACGTGGCCGGGTTTCAAAAAGATTACTGAAAAGGCGACTCAGTTAGCTTCTAATGACGGATATATTGAATATTGGACTGGGCGACGTAGACACTTACATAAAAGTGAAGCACATAAAGCTTGGAATTCTATCTTGCAAGGAGGCGCTTTCGAAATTGTTAAACGTAGAATGTTGGCACTTAAAGACGAACCCATTGTCTTACAGGTACATGATTCGATTACCATTGAAGACGATGATAATTGTGATATCGATCGAATCAAAAAGACCTTGGAAGCTGTTCCAGAAAGTCAACAACTGGGCGTTAAATTCGAAGTAGATATGGTTGTTGAAGGTGAGAAATGAGCAGCAAAAGTAAGCGTCCTAAATACGGCAATCCTGCTAAACGCAGAATGGTTGCTGGAGATCTCCAAAAGTTAGCACAACCTACAGGTATCTCGAATCCTCGTAAACTTGGAGGTGCTATTAACTCATTTGGATCTCCAAAAGAACGAAGTGCTGCCATTTTAGACATGACAGATTCAGTTCATTTGGAAGCCACAAATGTATGTACTGTTGATTTGGTACGTAGTGGACAACTTAATGAACAAGCAATTTTTATGACCTTAGAAGGTCGTATCAATAAAAAACCGGATCAAGTATCGGTAGGTTTTATCTTTGGTCCTGATGGCGCTGCGGCTATTATTACTGAGTTGTTAAGTCTTGCTGATCGTTTTGGGGCTGAATTACTCTATGATATAACTAGTCGATTAACTGAATTACACCAAGAGAAAAATGTAGACCTGCATTTCTTGAAGGCTGCAATTGAATTAGTACTTGAAGGAGCACAGTGAAGAGTAAAGTAAGTATAGAGGAAATAAAGCATATTAGACATGAATATTTGGAGGGAGCTAGTTGTCGGGAACTTTCTAAAATGACTAGATATTCATATGGAACTATTTATAGGATTTTAAGTGCTAATCATCCACTAACTTTGGACATGTCTAACATCCTTCGGTCACACGGAGGGAGGCGTTAATGTTAAGTTTTATTTGTCAACCATGTAGAGATGGTGCAGATATAAATGCACCTCAACAGTTTAAGCCTATACTTAAACGACAATACCATGATAAATGTAAGGGAGGAACCCATTGTGACTGTCAGCATCGAATCAACTCAAAAAATCACTGACGAGTATCTTAAAGGTCTTAGAGAAACAGTCAATGCTGAAGAAAATCCTGTAGAGTATTTAGCTATTGATCCTGGTAAATCAAACGGCATCTGTGGCTACGATGCTAAACTATATATGGTATTCATGTTAACTATTTCTTCTACGGATATGGTTCGATGCCTACATCAATTTGAAAAAGTTCAATATTGTATTGTTGAAGACTTCAAGCTCTATCCTAACAAAGCACGTTCTCAATCCTATTCTAACATGGAAACTTCCCGTGTAATTGGCAGAATAGAAGCATGGGCTGAACTTAAAGATGTTAAACTTATTAAACAACCGGCAACTATCAAAGAAACTGGATATAAATGGATTGGACAGAAGCCACTCCCCAAGTCTGATAAGAAAAATCATCAAGTAGATGCCCATGTACACTTTATGTATTGGGTAATTAAGAGTGGTAGGTTTGATGCTTCAAATTTGGTACATGGACTAACAAGGGATCCTGATGCGAGCTGAGGAAATACGACGTATCTTTTTTACTAGGCACATGTCAACTACTAATCTTCTTCAGTTCTTTGCAGACGAACACCTGCATCCTGAATTGAAAAGGATTGTAGAACCAATAAGAGAATTAGCATTTACCATGGTTAATATACTTCCTGATGGTTCAGAACTTCTCACTGGATTAAGACGTCTTATTGATGCCAAAGATGCTTTTATGCGCCAATATTTAGCTGCTATTAATTTTAAACTACCTCAGCAAAGGGCGGTACCTTACGTTGCCCCAGCTACGTTACAGAAACCGAACAACCGGTAATGCAGTATTTGTGATAAAAAGAAAGAATGATTTAGTAAAGGTAGAGTACGAAAACTCGGGTATGACAGGTTGGTACTCTAAGCAAGATTTTAATAGACTATTTAAAATAGTACTCTAGATAAAAAGAAGGCCCCCGGCTTAATTTACAAGCCGGGGGCCTTTCTATGTTTTTCCGCAAGAAAATTTTTGTTGAAGAACAAGCATTCCTGCTGCAATTTTCTTTCCAAGTTCACTGGGAGGAGGATTCTCTCTGTATGCTTGATTGAATAAACTTATCACACTACACCATTGTTTATTACTTTCTCTATCTACATAATTTGCGTATTGAAAAGAAGATAAGATACTTATAAACAATACCAGAGTTACCGCTACCCAAGTATACATCAACCTTCTAGGTACCATAATAAATGTAGGTCTATCAGCCACAGTCAGCTCCTCAGTAATTCTAAGAGGAGTTCTCCGATTCCTGCTCCGAAGATTCCGGCTGAGAAGACTCCGAGTGTAATACGATGGGCGAACTCTTTATTAGAGAGATAAGTGTAGCCGCCATAGGAACGCCTGTCATCGATGTAAATACCAGTAATAGCAACCAATGCACTTTGCCAGTGTATTGTTGATATCCAATTCCAGATAGTCCTACTGCCAACAAGATCCAGCTTTTTATCCTGGTATCGTTTTTGTCTCTTTGGTTGCTCACGCAATTATCCGGTCTCCCGTCAATAATTACTTATTGAAAGATGCATGAACATGATCCGTGTGAGGTGATGGACCGTTGTACCTTCTCCATCCCTTACTGGGTGACCAGATGTATCTATTCCAAATAACGTATTTAATATTCCAAGCTTTATAGTTCTGAATAAGATCATTAGCAAGAGCATCACCCTGTTTTTTATTGCTATAAGTCATGAAGTCAAGAGCGCGTCCTTTTGGATGGTCAGAACCAGGTACGGATCCGTGTTCTCGCCATCCACCTACATCTTTAATTCCATATTTAGAGCCCCAATAATCAGCAGCTTTGGCTACATTAGGGGTTACTTTCTTTAGATGGTATTTCCTACTAACACCACTAAAATCTCCTCCACCCTCATAATTAAAATTAGGATTAATTCCACCAACAGCATTTCTTAATTCTTCTTGGCGTCTTTCGTAGTCAGCTTGTTCTTTATTTGCTACTTCTTGCTGAGTAACGGCAGTAGCTGCTCTAGAAATATCTCGAAAACTACCCAAATCTTTGTAGTAAGAACTAGGATCAAAAGGATCTCTTTTAAAGGTAAATCCAATAGGTTCTCGTTTCAATCTTTCAGTTTTAGGTTGATATCGTTTATCAATTAATTCTTTAATCCAAGAATTATTTGGTTCTGGCTTTTCTTCTGTTAATCCCAGAAGTTTATCTGTAATCCCCACGGTTCCGTTTCGCAATTTCTGTAAGTAATTGTCTTAATTCAGTCTGTGCCTGTGGCTGATAAGGTCCTGTTCCAGTAACACCAGCAGAAGTTAAAAAATTAATAAGTTGTTCAGGATTCCAAGGTTCGTTATCTCGGGTCATACCTGTAATCCTAGCTCCAATTCCAACAGCGGGAATCTGTTGAGCTAAATGACCAGGTACTCCTCCTTCAACACTTTCTAAAGGAATTCCGAGTGAAGTGTTTCCAGTAAGGAGTTCGATAGGAATTCGTGCCGCCGGACTAAGTGATGATAGTAGAGTTTTTGCAGGTGATCCGATTTGTGAAATTTGGTCGACAAAGGGATTTGTTGGGTTAATAATAGTGTAACCCGAAGCTTCTCCTCTCCAAGTTTCATCTCTACCCAATCCCGAACCTGGTTGTAAAACGGGTCCAATTCCTTTTTCCCTTAACCAATCTGGGAACATTTGATCCATTGGGAAAGGATCCGCTGGACCCTGAGATTCAATTCCTGTAGCTAATTGAATATTTGCCATCGCTTTTGGAAATGCAAGTGTAATATGTGGACGCATTAAAGCGCCTTCAATAACTAAAGGTGTTGCCTTCCGCATCCAAGAATAGAAAGGAATGATTCGTCTGAGTACATTTTGTTCGAAACCAGTAAGGTCCATTCCGTCCGGGTGAAACTTTTTGACTCGTCTCGCAGCTTGTTCAACAGCAACTCTGAGTGGTTGATTCGATTTTCCAAGGACATCAACGAAATGAGCAAGTCTGACCCAGTGATCTCTAAGTTCAGATGTTCTGGTTGCAACATCATAAAGTTTACCTCCAAGAGGTTTAAAATTGGCTCCAAATGTACCAAATGCAGGAGCAGCATCTCCAACTAAATCTTCAACGTGCATTGCTCTAATAAATAAACCTTGAGATTCAGCAGCTTGATAAATTTGCTCAGCGGTTAACCTATCGCCGCGTTTTGTGGTGAGTACAGTATTACCAGGACGAGATCTAAGAGCACGGTCACGAAGCCCAGAATCCATAATATTAAAAACAGATTCCAAGCTCTTGTAACGAGTCGGAAAAGCATGGAGTACTTTAGTTGCAATTGCATAAGGCCTAGGGCTAACAACGCCGTCAAGGGCAGCAAGATAGATATCGCCGTTAAGATTACGAATATGGTGCGATGGAGAGTAGATAGTGACACCAGTTTTCCACATCCTTTGTACTTTGTCAAAAAGTTCAATTGCCTTATGGGGCGTTCTGAACACGTCTCTAGTCAACTGCCGCTGTAAATTAGTTAATTGAGTTGCAATCTGTTCTGGAAAATAAGTACCAGCAAGTCTAGAAATTCCTTCTACTTGATGCTGGAACTCTGCTCCTTTAATAGGCATTCCCCAACGAGCAGCCGCGTCATCCCACATCGAGTTTTTCCGGGTAACCATCTGAAGTGAACGTGTAAGTTGATATAAAGCTTCTGCTGGTTCGTCAACATCCCATTCTTTCCATGAATGCATCCAATTACCGTTGCGATAATCAAAATCTCTACCTAATTTATCAGCACCCTTAGCATCAATTAATCTCAAATTCTTAGGAAGTTCATCATTTAATTCTTTGAGTAAAGTACCACTACGTAGTACAACAGCTTCTGCATTATCTTTAATTCCATGGGTACCCATTAAACGTTCAACAATATACTTAAATTGAGTTGCCAATTCTTGTTCTGCTGGAGATCCTGGTGAAATTTTACCTTGAGCCACAGAGAAGGCTATTTTACGTTGTGTAGCTGTAGTACTTCTAACTAATGGACGCATGGTCTCAGAGAAAGCGGCAGCAACATTCCTAGCTGTATCAATATATTCTCTAGAGAATGGTTTGAGATCTTTAGCACCCCACCAAGTGGCAAACTTGGTCATGATGCCTTCAGTTACTCTACTTTGTTCTGTCTGTCGACCTAAAAGTTTAGGATTAGCACCTAATACTTTGTATGTCTCATCAGTAATTTTATGCATCGTTTGAGGATTAAGAATACCAGAAGAAGACTGCCTGACAAGATTACGCGCTTCTTGCTGAATAGTGCTATAAAGTTTATCACGATCTGGATTAAAAAGATCATCAATGAAAGTTTTTGCTGTTCTCGCCTCTCTCGACGAAGCACCTGCTTTTTCTGCAAGTCGACTCAATTCTGTAGCTAGTTCACTAGTTACGGAAGGTACTTGACTGGGAGGTAGATTTTTAACATAGGGCACCAAATCCTGTCCTGTTTTAACTACAGGATCTAAGATTTCTGCAACAACCTGTGGCGTAGTATAAGACTTCAAATCTTCAATTCGTTGGGAAGGACGCGCTTTTCTAAAGTCATCCACTAATTTAGAAGATAGAGCTTTAGGCCCACCTAGCAGATTAGCAATGTCACTAAGTCGAACACTAATACCTTCAGCATCTACTAAATGCCTACCAGCCTGTAAAACTTCTTCTTCTGCAATTCTAAGCATCTGAAAAACATGAAAGGCTCTACGATCTTTACGCACTTTACCAGCTGCGTGAAGAATTTTATTATAAAGATTTGTCTGTCCTACATGGTTGATATTTCTAATTCTATTATTCTTAAGAAACTCTTGTGCTGCTTCTCTTGCTGTATTAATCCATCGTTCATTAATACTTAACTCAGGAAAAGGAGGAGGAGCAATTCTAGCTTCAGTAAGTGCGTCTGCCGGTTTAACTCCAGCTTGAAGTTTCTCAATTTGCTTCCTAAGAATGTTCTTAGCCACAGGGCTCTTTGTCTTGATAATCTGCTCATTTAACCGCTTAATGTCGGGCAGGGCAGAGAAGGGCTTGTCTGAAAGAGCTAATGGGGGAATATGTTGTCTAAGATTAGAAACGATAGGAGTTTTAGGTACTTCAGATGCAACACTAGGGAGTGCTAATTGAGGTCCGGCAGGCATCGGAGTAGCAGCATTTAAATCAGAAACAGGAGTGGGAATACTAGACGGAGGAGGGACTGCTTCATCTACTTTGTTGAGATTATTAGCCTGTGTTGCAGCTCTGCGGGAAATTTCTTCTACTAAATTTTGAGCTGTTCTTCCAGTACCTTCTTCAACAGCTTTAAGTGCTTCAGTACTGGCTTTAGCAGCTTTTCCTAATTTTGGTGCTAGACCGATTCCACCAAGATAAGTTAATGGATCAGCTAAGATATCAATACCCATACCAATTGCAAATTTAGCAGCACCTGGAGAACCTTCAGGAACTACTTCTTCAACAATATCTCTACCTGTAGTTTTTTCTTTTCCAGTTAGACCTGCTACAACATTCGGTCCAGTCTTCATAGGATTTAGAAAGTCTGTTGCTGCATGAATACCTGCAACTAAAGGATCTTCATCTTTATGTTCGAGAATTTCTTGCTTAATAGGATTTAATACCCCATAGAGCGGTCGAGACATAAGATCAATAATTCTATTAACAACACCTGGTCCACGCGGATCTTTACGATTATTCTCCTCAGTAGACTTATATGGATTTTGAATTCCAACACCTGAAAGGACAGATTGAGATAAACCAGCTACTTGCTGAAAATTAGGTAAAGGACCTCTACGTGCATTCTCTCTAACTAAGTTAGCAAGAATATTAGTTAGTTCTTGATCGGTCATAATTACTTCTTACCGTAATACAACTGCAAGTACATTAAAAGTTCCTGATGAGTTTCTTCATCAATTTCACCACGGCGCAACATTTCATCAGCTTGAGCCATAAACCACTGAGGAGTCGTATCTACAAAAGTACCAGGAACGGGATTACGCTTATCTTCAACCTTGCCATATACAGCCTCAGGACTACGCTGAAGACGCGTAAAGGCATTCGCCAACTCCTGCTGAGCATCAGGAGATAATTGTGACATATAAGTGTCAGGAGTCAACGCTTGCTGTTTACGTCCTTGTAATTGACTTTGTAACATATCCCACAGCATACCTTGACGGCGACCTGCTTCACCTTGAGCCATCTGCTGCTGCTGCATTAACATATTTTGAGCTTGATTGTACTGATTCATATAAGTTTCTTGAATACCAGAAGTTCGTTCAGCTTCAAGGTTATTTAAATAATCCTGTAATTCAGCCAACATATTTGTTGAAATTTCATTACCTGCCATAGTGGCATTTGGAGAACCTTCGCGGTAATAAGTTTGATCAGCTTGTCCAATATCCATATATCTCTGTGCTTGTTGAGCCTGATTTTCAGCAGCACCTGTTAAAGCATCAGCCACAGGTGCTTGCTGTTCTTGTAGTACATCAGGTAAAGCGGCTTCAATTCCCAATTGCTTAAAAAGTTCACCTTGTTCATTTGAGACCCTTGAATAGTCACCTTGAATATTGCTGCGCAATTGACCATATAATTGCTCAACTTGTTTTTGTGCATCAGCAGCTTGTGCAGCTTGTTGTGGCGCCAATCTCTCATAATCGTTAGACAAAGCTCGGTACATATCTTTAACTTCTTGACGATTTCTAGTACCCTGCGCTTGCGCAGTTTTAGATCTTTGATCGTAAATAGGATCAATAACCTTATGCACCTGAGACATTAAATCAGCAGTATTAACACTGGTGGGCATATTGACAGGCTGTTGAAGTTGGCTCAATAGTTGCTGATAAAGAGCCATCAGAGGATCCTGTGGCTGCATCTGACCTAATTGAGTTACTGCATCACTAACGGCACTACCAAAAGCATTACCAATATTACCGTAATTCTGAGTTGGTCTGGGAGAAGCACCTCGTTGAGAATTAAGAATTGAAGGAGTAGTTGCAGAAAAAGGACCACCAACAAAAGGAATAGTTCTTTTAAGTTCACCTAAAGCGTACTGTCGTGGAGTTCTAGTTAATCTTTCTAAAAGGGCCGCAATGTCAGGCCCGGGAAAAACACCTGCCATCACTACTCCTTAAACTAAGCACCAATCTTAAATTTTGCAGCACGTCGTGCGAGTGCTTCTTGTTTTGCAGCTTCAAGAGCTAAATCTTGTTCCCTACGATAATTCTTTTCCTGAGACATCAAATCAGCAAGTAAAGCTGCCTGCTGCTGCTGTAAAGCTTGAGATTGCTGAGTAAATTGCTGCTGAAATTTTCCCTGTTCTTCACCAAAAAGACCAGACTGAATTAAACCCCGAGATGCAAATTCATTGCGTAAATCTTCTAATTGCTGAACACGATCACGTTCCATACTTGCCTTAGTTTGAGTAAACTGAGTTCCAGCTTCTCCGCGTCGGCGACCTAATTCACTTAAAAAATCAGCTAAGCTACGCTTTCCTCCCCGTACTACATTTTGATATGCAGCATCAGTACCTAAGAAAGCATTAATATCCGGAATACCTGTTTTGGGTGTGTTATAGTGATTTTCAGGAATGGACATCTCAGGACGACCACCTCCACCCCTAGATTTTCCACCTCCCCTATTTTCAGGAATAGAATACCTAGTACCTCCCCCACTGCTCCGAGAACGCGTCCTACTACTCCTAGATGCTCTAGAAACAGCCCTACCTACAGAACTACCAGCCGATCTAGGCTTAAGTGCCTTAGAAATAGCAGAACCAAAACTAGCACCAATGCTACTTCCACCTGAATTATCAATAGGCATTAAATTATCCTCCCCACATCAGCACTCATTTGGTTACCACTACTAACTGCCTTTAATCTGCGTAACATTGCCGTTCGTCTAGCTTGGTATTTTAAATCCCTCTCTCTGTGGCCAGAAGGGTCTACAGGACCAATATTAGGAGCATCCCTTCCACCACCGTAAATTTTATCTCCAGCAGCATAAGGAAGAAATTGTTTACCTTGATAAATAATTTTACTTCCCCCTTTTCACACTATGAAATCCTAGCACTCACCAATTGTTTGATACCTACCACAGCTGCATATTGAAAAATCTTAGTAGGTTGTGCTGTAGTTCCATTAGTCTCTAATCGTAAAGAAAAGTTAATCTTTCTGAATCTCATTGTTTTTCCGAATTTGATTAACTTATTAGTGTTAGCAATATCATCACCTGTAATAGTCTCTTGAAAACTATTTGCACCAGCAGTAGGATTCTCCCAAGTATTCAAGTCAGCCCATGTTTCACCATTTAAAGCATCCCATGTAGTTGAGTTAATCAAAGTAATAGGAGTAGCAAATCCAGTAACATCTTTACCTGTAATTACATCCGCACTCCACCAGAACAATTTCTTGTATCTAACAGGATCAGCCATATCATAATCTTTAGTAGTCGCTACACAGTAAAATTTATGAGTACCTAGTCCTTCGGAAGTACCACTTGATCTACCATCAATGATCTTAATGACTTTATAGCCTCCGGAAGAGACGTCGAAGGAGTATCCCGTGTAATAAGAATCAAGCCCTGATCCAGTGAGATCACGTGCTCTAATGAGTGGACCGAATATATGCCATTCAATGGTTGAGGTATCATCAGTTTTTGACCATTCTCCCCAGGTTTTAGTACGAAGTTGGAAAGAATAGGTACGGTTATAGTATCTAACAACAAGACGTTCTCCTAAAATACTTAAATGTTGATTTTCATATCTCGTTGTAGTACCTGTAGGTAATGAGTTATCAAATACAAGGGGCACTTTGAGATTTAGAAGAGAAAAGTTATAATTAATAATTTCGTATACTTTGTTACGGTGCAAAGCATACACCGTATTTTCATACTGAACTACTCCTAGACTACCATCAGATCCAACTACAGGATTAATTTCACGAAGAATCGCATCAGCAGGATCTAAATCGTATGCAAGAACATGAGTACTTTCTCCTTTAAAAAGTAGTAGATTATCTTGATAGACGACCACATTATTGAGAGTATCGCCATCACCAGGCTGTACATCAATAAAATTAGTACCAGGCCATGTAGTAAAATCGGCCGATGCTGAAAACGAGAGACGAGATGCATTAGAAGTTGCCGTATTTCCGGGACATAAATATAACCTGTTCTTATGAACTACACATTTTTCAGCTCTGGGCATAGCAGCAACTGCAACAGCGCCACCGCCAACAGTCCAAGATATTCCGCCGTTAGCGCTTCCAGGGGTGGCAGGTAGCCATACTGTATTATTATAAACTTCCATTGTTTTACATTCACGAGAAACTGCTCCAGGATTCAATTCGGTCCAAGAACTGCCTGCATTCGAACTAACAAAAGTCTTACCATCTCTAGTTGCAAACAAGTACAAAGTACCACTGAACACAATAGAACCAAAAATAAGAAGTCTTTGATTGGTTGCCCCTTGAAACATAATTTGAATAGATGGCCTACTAACAAGAGATCCATCTGTATCAAGTTCAAAATTTAAACAATCAGTTAATTCATTATCCTGCACAAGCACTGGATCTGATCCAATATTCAATCCTCCTGTAAAAGGCCCCAATCTTAAAATCTCAGTAGGCATTCCTTCTCCTTACTGATCGTATTCCAATACTGTAATAGTGGGATAAGTAGCCGTAGCTTCTGTAGTTTCTCGGGTCTGTAGTAGATTCATATCAGATTGAAAATCTACTTTATACATTTGTGCGGGCTCATGATCTTCATCCAAAAGACTAGCCTGCCACATACAATACTTTAAAAGAGTATTGTGGTAAATAAGAGGCAGAGAGATTGTATCTGAAAGCCCCGTTACATCTGTAGGCTTTTGATTATATAAAACTTTGATACCATTAGTAAAAGACTCACTTGGTGTAGGAAATAAAAGAGCCTTACCTTCATACATAGTAAAGAATGCAGGATTTCCTGCTGTATAAGCAGTACCATCCCAACCATCAATCGAGTTATCAAATTCTTGCATATTTTTATATCTTAAAGCACTATAGCTCAACATTGCTGAAAATTTGTATCGTAGTGATCTAAGAATCATTAAATCAGTAGGTAGAGTATAGGAAGATTGATTAGCTACAATATTGATAAAGGCTGTCTTTTGTAAGGCACCATCATTATGTTTGATAATCTCTACTTGACCGTCATTAATCCAACGTTTAATATCATCATCATTTACCTGAACAGCAGCTTCATCGCCAAAGATACGTCTAACTCTAGTAACAATATCACTGACAATCATGTTAGATGTTTCCTAACAGAACCTAAGTCTCTAAACTCATCATCACGTACACGACCTTCATGAATCCAACGACTCTTAGTATTCTTAATAACAAAAGCACTAAAATCTTTCATAGCTTCTCTTTCATCAATTTCTTCTTTAAGTTTCAAAGCTTCAACAGCTTTATTGTGAGCATCCATTCTTTGAAGCACATTACCATGTCTACTATCAGAACTCCATAATCTAGCAAGAATGTCAGCAGGATTAGACAAAGAATCTGCATATAAAACAATTTTTTTATTTCTATCATCTACAATACGAAAAACTTTAGATTTATCTGTTAAATTCTGCTGTTCCGCCACAGGGACCATTTCAAGAAACAAATACTGATCATAATCATTTATGATCTCCGCCAAGCGTTGAAACTCAGCGGAGACCCATTCGTCAATTTCTGACATTTACTTCTTAGCTCTTCCAGTATCATCTAAGGGTGAT